AACTATAACAGTAAAGGTGGAGTAGTCATGGATGAAGAAAATAAGCTTGCATTAATAGTTAGGCTTGGATTAACTCTAGAATACCTTAAAAATGAGGATTATGAAGGGGTATACAAGCAGTTAAGAAGTTTACTATATGAGATAGAAAAAGGATTAATAATACCATTCTAGGAGGTAGGAAATGAATTTATATCAGAAATTAGTTGAAATCAGAAAAGATGTTATCAACTTTAGTAAAGACACAGAAGGATATGGATATAAGTATGTAAGTGGTAGCCAAGCTATAGCAAAGATAAGAGAAAAAATGGATAGTTTAGGAGTTCTATTAGTTCCAGAAGTTAAAAACACAATATCAAGCACTTATGATTATGTTAACGCTAAAGGAAAAGAATGTACTGACCATATAATAAGCGGAGAAATGTCTTATAAGTGGATTAATGCAGATAATCCAGAGGAAGAATTAACTGTACCATGGCAATTATATGGGGCACAAGATGATATTTCAAAAGCTTTTGGAAGTGGTTTAACTTATTCAGAAAGATATTTTATATTAAAGTTTTTCCAAGCTCCAACTGATGCAGATGATCCAGATAGTAGAAATACATCAGGTAGAGGGAAAGGAAATAAAAAAGGCTTAAGTGAAGCACAAGTTAAGAGGGGTTATGCTTTAGGATTTAAAGCTGGATATGATAGAACTATTGTAGATAAGCAGATACTAAGTAAATTCAATAAGAAGATACAGGATTTAACTAAGGAGGAGTATGAAATAGTTTGTAATGGATATGAGAAAAGTGGAGGTAAGTAATGGCAGATGTTAAATGGATAAAGCTTAATACGGATATGTTCGATAATGCAAAGATTAAATATCTAAGAACCTTACCAGAAGGAGATAAGATAGTTCTAATATGGGTTATGCTCCTAGCTAAAGCAGGTAAGTGTAATGCAAATGGATATATCTTTTTAACAGAAAATATCCCTTATACACAAGAAATGTTAGCAGCAGAGTTCGACTTTGAAATAACTACTATACAACTGGCTTTAACTTCTTTAATGAGGTTAGGGATGATAAATCTTGATGAAAGCAGTTTTTATGTAACAGGGTGGGACGAGCATCAAAACATAGAGGGACTTGAAAAAATAAGAGAGCAGAACAGAATAAGACAAGCTAAGCGTAGAGAAAAACAAAAACTATTAAGTAGTAACGTGACAGGTAACGTGACAGTAACGGATAGTAACGCAATAGATAAAGAAGAAGAAAGAGATAAAGAAAGAGAAGAAGATAAAGATAAGAATATAAAAAAAGAAAAAAAGAAATCTGAATTTGACCTTATCATAGAAAATTATACAAATGATTTACAGTTAAGAAATATAATTTATGAGTTTATAAAAATGAGGAAAGCTATTAAAGCAGCAATGACTAGTAATGCACTTAAATTAATGCTTAGTAAATTAGATAAATTATCTAGTGGAGATAAGGATAAGAAATTTAAGATATTAGAACAAAGTATTATGAATTCGTGGAAGGGAATATTTGAGCTGAAAAGTAAAAATGGACAAGAGCAAGTACAGTATAGTAATGAAAAGCCTAAATTGAGATTTAATAATTTTAAGGGGCGAGATTATGACTATGATGATTTAGAGAAGAAATTACTGGGGTGGGATGAAGAAAGCGAGGAGGATTAATTCAATGTCAAAATTTAAAGTTGGAGATAAGGTTGTAAAAGCTGATGGCGAAAAGTGGACTAGTGGTGAAAAGTATAAATTTATTACAAAAATAAATTTTTGGCGTGAAGAGTATTTGTTAAGCAATAGCATAGGCTGGTGGGATGAAAAGGAATTGAAATTATATGAGGAGGTTAAAGAAATGAAAGAATTAACATTTAAAGAGGTTATAGCAAATATAAAAGAAGGACAAATTTGGGAAAGTGATATAAAAATTATAAAGTGTTCAATTAATGGGAATATAAGTGTGAGAAGTAAAATTGATAATAACTCACAAATAATGAATTTTAATAAAGATAATTTATATAAGTTGAAAAGGGAAGAATACACCTTCCAAGAAGCGTTTAAAGCATATGAAGAAGGTAAGGAAATAGAAAGTTGTTATACGGCTACTAAGTTTTGTGAAAATGAATATTTAGAAAATAATGTTTATTCAGATTGGAAATTGGGCGTTAGATTCAAAGTTGATGAAATAAAAGGCAAATGGTATATCAACGAGGAGGATTAATATGAGTAAATTAACACCTCATGAATTAGCTATGAAAACAGTAATGGATATAGAAAGAAGAAAATACTTAAGAGAAAAAGGAAAATTAGAAGCAGATAGCTTTTTAGCAGAGAATAGACTTAAGTCTTTTAAAAATATGTCTAAGATAAGATGTAAGACTTATAGAGGAAAGTAATTTTTAATAGGAGGAATTGAGTGTTTGAATTAAATAAACTTTATAATATAGATTGCCTAGAAGGAATGAAATGTATTCCAGATAAATATTTTGACTTAGCAATAGTAGATCCTCCATATTTTGATGGACCGAATAAAAGAAAGTACTATGGACGAACTGTAAATAAATTAAATATAAGAAGAAAGACATATTCAACAATTGAGGATTGGGATATTCCTAATGAAGAATATTTTAAAGAGCTAATAAGAGTTTCTAAGAATCAAATTGTATGGGGCTGTAATTACTTTGATTATTATTTAGGACCAGGAAGAATAGTTTGGGATAAAGTAAATGGAGAAAGCACTTTTAGTGACTGTGAGTTAGCTTACTGCAGTATTCATGATAAGACTAAAATGTTTAGATATATGTGGAATGGAATGATGCAAGGAAAGTCGATAAGTGAAGGTCATATAATGCAAGGTGATAAAACTAAAAATGAAGTAAGAATACATCCTACACAAAAACCAGTAAATTTATATAAATGGATTTTAATGAATTATGCAAAAGAAGGGTATAAGATATTAGATACTCATGTAGGGAGTGCATCAAGTTTAGTAGCTTGTTATGAAATGGGGTTTGAATTTCTAGGATTTGAAAAGGATAAAGAAATATTCAAACTGGCCAGTGATAGATTATTTAATATAATGAATCAAATAAATATGTTTGATGTAATTTAACAAAAGGAGAATAGGAGTAAATCCAACATAGTTATATATTCCTATTCTCATATGAAAATCAAATAATAACGAGGTGATTAAGTGATATTAGCAATAGATCCAGGGAATATAGAAAGTGGAGTAGTTTTAATAGATGATAAAACATTGCGACCGGTAATTATAGAAAAGATAGATAATGAGGAATTACTAGAGAATATATATTCTGATTTTTATAAGAAGTATTACAACGTAGCAATAGAAAAAATAGCAAGTTATGGAATGCCTGTAGGCGAAACAACTTTTGATACTTGTATATGGATAGGAAGATTTTATGAAGCAATAAAAAATAAATATCCAGGAGTAGATATAGAATTTATCTATAGAAAAGATGAAAAGATGAATTTATGTAATTCCATGAAAGCAAAAGATAGCAATATAATACAAGCTTTAATAGATAGGTTTGCTCCTAATACACCTAATAAGGGTAAAGGAACTAAGAAAGAACCAGGTTGGTTTTATGGATTTAAAAAAGATATATGGCAGGCTTATGCAGTAGGGGTAACTTACTATGATATGTATTTGAAGGGAGATAAGCAATGATAAATCTAATATTAGTCGCAATTACATTGAGGATTTATTGGAAAGCTAACAAAGAAGCAAAAACATGGACAGATAAATTAGTTAATCTAGGTTGGTTTTGGGTAATTAATATGATAATAGCAAAGTTTTTGTAGGAGGAAGTAAGTAATGGAAATAGATGAAATAAAAGTAGCAATAAATAATTGCAAATGTGATGAATGTACATTAAGAGAGGCTTGTGACTTATACGAATTATTCAAATCTGAAACTATATGAAAAGCAATAACAGATAGAGCGGAGGATTTTTAAATGAAGATTAAACTAGGAGATTATTTTATAGAAACAGACGAAAGACAGTTTAAGGTTAAGAAGTATCTAGGTAAAGACAAAGATGGAGAGAAAGATTTATATAAAACATATGCTTATTGCACAACACTTTCTACAGCCCTTAAATTCATACCTCAGCAAGCGATTAGAGATAATGACGATATAAGTGTCGTGATAGATAAACTAACTCAAATAGAGCGTGATATTAAGGCTATAGATGAATATGTAAAAGAAAATGAAAATTATAAAGAGAGATATGAAGAGTTAAACAGATATATTGAATTAAATTATGAAAGTGAAGGTGTATAGATAATGATAACTGAAAAAGATTTAAAAGAAATAAATGAGAATTTAGAAGGTATAAAACAAGCAAGGAAACTAAATATAAAAGCTAAGGCTAAAGTTAACCTAGAAGATGGCTCGGAAGCTTTAATATATCATCTAGGACAAGCTAATGACACTATAAGGATTGATATAAAGGGGTGTAAATAGTGAAACCAATATTATTCAACACAGAAATGGTTAAGGCAATAATGGAAGGTAAAAAGACAGTTACTAGAAGAATAATAAAGAATAAGTATTCTAATGCAAATATAGAGTGGTTTGAAGATAAATATGGCAAAAGATTAGTTTATATGCAAAATGATTCACCGAAGGATATTAGTCATGATAATGGAAGTAGGACGTGTTATTTAAAATCTTATAAGGAAATTCTACAACCTTATGATGTAGGAGATATTCTTTATGTAAGAGAAACATGGAAGAAGTACACAAAAAGAATAGGCAAAGGTGAAAATTGCAGAATAGCTGAATTTTATGGATATAAAGCAGATGAGGATAAGAGAGGTAATCCATCAGAGTTTTATGAAGGAAACTGGAAACCAAGTATTCATATGCCTAAAGAAGCAGCAAGAATATTTTTAAAGGTAACTAATGTGAGAGTAGAAAGACTACAAGATATTACAGAAGAAGGAGCTATTAAAGAAGGAATTAGGGTTTATACAAAAGATGAAAAGGTATATAAATATGCTTTAAATGAAAAACAATATCCATGGATTATTATGCCTAGAGAGCCTATTACTCCTTTTTGTGAATTGTGGAACAGTACCATAAAGAAGGAACAGCTAAATAAGTATAGCTGGCAAGCTAATCCATGGGTATGGGTAATAGAGTTTGAAAGAATAGAAAAGGGGAATGAAAATAATGAGAAAAATAATTGTTGATTATTATTATGACTTTGCAGAAGTAAAGATTGAAGATAAAACTCAAATTGTATGTGTGGAAGATTTAAGTGAGATTAAGATATTGATAGATTTTATAGGTGAAAATTTAGATATAGAGATAGAAGAAAGGAATTGTAATTAATGAATAAAGTAATACTTATCGGAAGATTAACAAAGGATCCAGAATTAAATTTTGCAGCAGGAACAGGAACTGCAGTAACTAGATTTAATTTAGCAGTAACAAGACATTTTAAGAAAGATGAAACAGATTTTATTAATTGTATAGCATTTAATAAGAGAGCTGAAGCAATAGCACAATATTTAACTAAAGGTAGACAACTAGCAGTAACAGGAAGTATAAGAACAGGAAGTTATGATGCTAAAGATGGAACTAAGAGATATACAACTGATATAGTAGTAGATTCATTTGAATTTATAGGACAAGTTAATAACAATAATCAAGGTAATACAAGTGAAAATAAATTTAGTGGGATGAATTTTGAGGATGAAATAACACCAGATGATACGGGAGACTGTCCTTTCTGATGGAGCAACTTGGATTTAGTTTTATTAGATTCAAGGAAGAGTGTACAGAACTTAATAGTAAATTTACTTTAGGTTCTGTATGGAACTTCTTATTTGAACATGAGAACAATTACATTATAGAACTAGATGGTACTTTTTATGGTCCGTTAAAAGAGCGGTGTGAAAGACTATAGGAGGGAGTATGAATAGGCAAGAAAGAAGAAAAAGGGATAGGGAAATAGAAAAGGACAAAGATTTTGTTAAGAAGCTATCAGTTAGTGAAACTAAGAGAATGAATGAAATTATAGATAAGATAACAAAAGATAAGGCAGAGCAAGCTATAAATTTGATATATGGAAGTTTTATATCTGTCTTAGTAAGTGAGGGATGTTCATTTGAAGAAATAAGAAAAGTACAGATATTAATGACAGAATTTATATTAGACGAAAAAGAGAAAACAAAAATATTAGAAAAGGAGAATGTTGATATGACTAAGTTGCAAATGGAAGTTAGAGAATTTATGAAGGGATTAATAGCACAAGGAAAGAACAGAAAGGAAGTTATAGAAGAAACTGTATTTAAATTTCCTAAAGCTACTAAGAATATGATTAATAGGACATTCGGAGAAATAGATGATGAAAAAGTGTTAGATGATGCAGCGGCTTATATTTTAGAAGATAACAAGAATATTAAGAAAGCTATAGAAAAAGAAGATGCTAAGAAGATAGCAGAAGAAGTAGCAAGACAAATAGAGAAGGAAATAGAAGAAGTTAAGGAGGATAATAGTATGCCTAAATTAAAAGTTAAGAAAGTAGAGTTAGAAGGAGAGTTCGGAAGTTATATAAGAGAAGGAAATAAAGTTACAGCAGGAGAGATAACATTTAATAGCTTACAGGAACTAGAAGAATATAAGAAAAGAGAGATAGAACTATTTAACTTAAAGATGCAAGAGATAGAAGCGGTATATAAAGCTGAGGTGAGATAGATGTTCCTAATTGGTACAGGGGTATGGATTATAGCAGTTATATTGATAATTCTGTTCTTTAGAGGTGCAAGTGAGAAGGAAGTTATATTAAGGCCTTTGGATATGAAAAAGTCTAATATAAATGTAACTATAACAGAAGAATTTTATAAAAGCATAGAAGAAGATGAAGAGTTTAGAATTGGAGCATTAAAGAATGATATAGATAACACTATAGAAGAATTTTGGGATAGTGTACAAACTAAACTTAACGTTATGGGTATGATGGGAATACCAACGGATATGATCTATAGAGATTTGGATAAACATATTAAGAAGATGCATGAGAGAGGTTATGTATTTAAAGAGTAATTTTGATATTATTGCGAATTAAAATTAGAAGGTTATATAAATGATTAGTAAAATTCTAAATTGTTACCCTATAATAGGGCCATCACCAGAATCTTCATTTGAAGAAGTAGAACTTTGTTTTTTAGATGAAAGATTTTGTTCTTGAGCTGCAATTGTAAGCATTATACAACCCACACCAACAATAAAATTACCTAGTACATTTATTTCATCAGGAGTTCTACCTTTTGAAAAAGAGACTGCTAATAAATTTGTTAATACAACTAAGTCTTCTGATGATAAATTGTCTAATGATATCATTCTTACACCTACTTTCTCAAATTAGTATATTAATAAATATGATTTGTTTAGAAATATATGAGCATTTATTAATAAATTAATAGTAATATTAATTATTTTATTCGTAATACAAATAAAGGACATATTACGAGTGGATCTTATATGGTCCACTCTATATAGTTATAAATTTGATTGAAAATGTGAAAAGCTTAAGAAATATAAATATTACCCTTGCCAACTATTACAATTCTATAGTCTGGTTTTAAAGCAGTTAAATTAAATTTATCAGATTTAGCAGGTAGACGAATTGATTGAAGGATTATTTGATTTTCATCAAAAACTTGTAAATAAACACTTTCAGTATCAGAAATATTTTGAACTATATATTTATTTTCTGGTGATAAATTAAAGTCAGAAACTTGATAAACTCCTTCATCAAATATATTTACAGCATATGCTGATTGAGTAAATATACAGAAAGATAAAGATAAAGAAATTAAAAGCATAGAAATAAATTTTTTCATTATAACAACCACCTTTCAAGATTAGTTTATCTAGATGGGGATGAAATATACAAAAACGTATGAATTAGGAGGGATTGAATGGATAAAAAGGAGTTTAAAGAAACAGAAGAAAAAGTTAAAAGATATTATCAAAAAGAGAAGAAGATAAAGTCCATAGAAAAGACTATTAAAATATTAGATGACCAAATAAATAAGATAGAAAAAGATTTAAGAGATTGTAACTTTAATATAGATCCGGAAGAAAGTATGTCATCATCCTTTGAAGAAAGAGTACAAACATCTGGAAGTGGAATAAGCTATGCAGAAAGAGAAATAATGAGAGTTACAGAAATGAAGATAAGAAGAGTAACTGAAAAGAAACTTGAAAGGGAAAAGCAAGAGGAATTACTAGATACTATAGAAAGAGATATAAGTGAAATAGAAGATGTAATATTCCAATTAAGTCCAGAACATAAAATGATTTTAGAAATGAAGTATGGTAAGAAATATAATGAATACAAAATAGCTCATGAAGTACATTTAAGCCAAAGTCAAGTTAATAAAAAGATTAGACAAGCTATACAAAGTATAAATGAGTGGAATAGGTGGAATAATTTTGGAATAAAACTAGAATAATTTATATATAGGAAGTATGGTTTAATAATATTGTGGAAAGCTTGGACAGGGTTTTTCATTGTGGATTGACCTCCTATAATTATAGCACCTAGTATAAAAGCTAGGTGTAACATGGGGATAAAAGACTTTGTACTAGTTTAATCTAGGGTAGGTTCGATACCTACTATCTCCAAAGAGGTTAAGTTAATTACCTTCGAGATTATGGAATTAATTTAATTGATAGGTGCTGAGTGTTGTAACCGTTGGTGATCCAGAATACATTAAAATCTCTCTCATAAATTCTCAATACCCTTTTATAGAAAAGCACTTAGCATAATAAATGTTAGGTGCTTTACTTAATTTACAGAAGAGTATAAAATTGTAAGTGGGGTGATATAAGATGAAAAATAAAAAGTTACTATGGGTTATTATTTTTGTTGTATTAGTAATTTCTCTAGCTATAATAAGTAACTGCTATAATATTGAAGGTAGTGATTACTTTCAACTTATTAGTTCAATAATAGGAACGATTATTGGAGCAATGGTATCTTTTGAGATTTTAAATATTACAATTTCAGAGCAAAGAAAAGATTTAGATAAACAAGTTAAAATCCAAATTTCTAATGAGAAAATTAATGATTTAAATATTATGTATAAAAATATTATAAACATAAAAGATTTAGTAAATAAATTATACAATTCGTTAGAGATATATGAAGAAAGCTTGTATGATTTTAGAGATAATGTTGACTATTTTAGAGAGGATATAAGAAAATACAGAATTACTGAAGTCAATGATTTGATAGGTAGATGCTATAATGGGAATATAAATATAGCTGAAATAGGGGATGTATATTTAGATTTGAAATTATTAATAGGAAATACTGAAATAATAGCAATTGGCTTAAACGAACAGAAAGTAATAGATGGAATAAATGAAATAGAAAAAGCATTTAGTAAATGTGATCAATATTATGAGAAAATAGTTAAGAACTTTGTTAAATACTCAAATTTTTTTCAGTACAGTGAAGATAAAGATTATAAAAAAATGACGGATAATATACTTGATATAAGTAATACAACAATAAAATATAAAAATGATATATATAATATTGTACCATTAACTGGTGGAGTTATTTATGAGATAGGTGAATATAAAAAATATTTATATAGATGCAAATATGAATCATTAGATAATAAGGATAATTAAATTAAGATATTGCTAAGGGGTAGTAGTTAAAAGATTACTAGTCCTTTTATTATGCCTGCAGGAGCTAGTAAGGAACTTTAAAAATAAAAAAATAAAAGGAGGTAACACTCCCTTAGTTATCTATCAATTGTTTCTTACTAGCTTTTAATATATAAGGAAAGGATGTGAGCTTATGGCTAAATCAAAATATGAATTAATAGTAAAACCTAAATTGATAGTTATTGAAGGTTGGGCAAGAAATGGGCTCACAATAGAACAGATATCTAAGAATTTAGGTATTAGTAAAGTTACTTTCTATAAATATATGAATGAGCATAATGAACTTTCTGAACGCCTTAAAAAGGGGAAGGAAGTTATTGATATAGAAGTAGAAAATGCTTTATTAAAAAGAGCATTAGGATATAAATATAATGAGGTAACTAAAGAGTTAACAGATGAGGGGTTACAAGTCACTAAGATAGTAACCAAAGAAGTACAACCAGATACAACAGCTCAAATCTTCTGGTTAAAGAATAGAAAGCCAGAAGATTGGAGAGATAAAAAGGATATAGAGCATAGTGGGAATGTAAATAACCCATATGAAGGATTAACAAAGGAAGAGTTATTAAAAATAGCTAGTGAAGATGATGGATAGAAAGTTAATAAAATTAGGTGCTAAATGTGAACTTGCAAGACGTGAGTTCTTTTTTTATTGTAATTTAATGGCACCAGATTTTTATAAGAAGAATAGAAAATATCTAATTGAGTTGTGTAATGAATTCCAAGAGTTCTATGAGAGTGATGATGAAGTATTAATTATAAATGAACCTCCTAGACATGGTAAATCAAGAACAGCATCATTATTTGTTGAATGGGTACTAGGTAAAAATAAAAATGAAAAGATAATGACAGGATCATATAACGAAACATTATCTACTATGTTTTCTAAGAATGTTAGAAATGCAATACAAGAAGAAAAAGCAGATAAATATAAGCCTGTATTTAGTGATGTATTTCCTAATGTGAGAATAAAACAAGGTGATGGAGCTATGAATCTATGGAGTTTAGAAGGTGGATATAATAACTATCTTGCTACTTCTCCTACTGGAACAGCTACAGGGTTTGGAGCATCACTATTAATTATAGATGACTTAATTAAAAATGCAGAAGAAGCCTATAATGAAAGTGTTAAAGAAAAACATTGGGATTGGTTTACTAATACAATGCTTTCAAGACTTGAAGAAGGTGGAAAGATAATAATTATAATGACTAGATGGGCCAGTGATGATTTAGCTGGAAAGGCATTAGAGCATTATAAAGAACAAGGAGCAAAGGTAAGACATATAAGCATGAAGGCATTACAAGATAATGGAACAATGCTTTGTGAAGAAGTGTTAAGTAGAAAGTCTTATGAAGCTAAAAGAAAAGCCATGGGGGAAGATATAGCATCAGCTAACTATCAACAAGAACCTATAGACTTAAAAGGATGTTTATATAAAACTCTTAAGACATACACAGAGGTACCAAAAGATGAAAAGGGTAATTGTTTATTCACATCTATTAAGGCTTATTGCGATACAGCAGATACTGGAGAAGATTACTTATGTAACATAATTTATGGTGAATATAATAAAGAAGCTTATGTATTAGATATTTACTATACTAAAGAATCTATGGAAGTAACTGAAAAGGAAACGGCTAAAAGATACTTAGAACATCAGGTAAATAGAGCATTAATAGAAAGCAATAATGGTGGTAGAGGATTTGCAAGAAGTGTAGAAAGAATACTTAAGGAAGTATTTAATAGTAATAAAACTAAGATAGAGTGGTTTCATCAAGGAGAAAATAAGATAGCTAGAATATTATCCAATAGTACATGGGTAATGGATCATATATATTATCCTGCTAATTGGAGAGATAAGTGGCCAGAATATTACAAGGCTATGGTTAAGTATCAAAGAGAAGGTAAGAATAAGCATGATGATGCTCCAGATGCAACTACAGGTATAGCAGAACAATTTAATAATAAGAAAAAGGTTAGGGTAGGAAGTAAATCTAAATTAGGATTAAGATAATTTCGCTAAATTTTGGTTTAATAAATATTAGTTAAATTACCTATTTAAGCCATTTGTGAGATATAAAAATAAGAAAATATGTTTAATAAAACTAAACATTTAATATAAAAAGAGGTGATAAAATGCCAATAATTAAGGATAGAGATTTACTAAATGAAGATGGAAGTATTCCTATAAAACTATTAGTTAAATGTATTGATGAACATAAAGCTATAGTAAGGAATAAGTACGAGAAGTTAAATAAATATTATGATGGAGAACATAAGATATTAAATAGAACATTATCAAGTACATCTTTACCTAATAATAAGGTGGTTGCTAATCATGCAGAGTATATAACAGATATGGCAACAGGATACGTATTTGGAACTCCAGTAAGCTATGGAGGTAAGGGAGCAGAAGAATTAAATAAGATATTTATAGAAATAGATGAAGATAGTCATAACAATGAGTTAGCTTTGGATTTATCCATATTTGGCGTAGGGTATGAATTAATCTATATGAATAACGAAGAAGTTCCTTACCCAGAACTGGCAGTAGTAAGTCCTTTAAATAGCTTTATTGTGGTTGATAGCACAGTTAAACATAAGCCTATGTTTGGAGTGACTCATTATCCTAAGTATGATATTGATAATTCATTAAAAGGATATGATGTTAATGTCTATACAGATAAGGATATAACACATTATTTCTTTACAGACTTAACTAGTATATCCCCAAGTGTTGATGAACCAGAAGAACATTATTTTAAAGGTGTTCCATTAATTGAATATAAAAACAATAAGAAGTTCAAAGGTGATTTTGAAGGAGTAATAACTTTAATAGATGCTTATAACTTACTTCAATCAGATAGAATAAATGATAAAGAACAAATGGTAGATGCTTTACTTGCTGTTATAGGTGCTTCATTAGGTGATGATGGAGAAGAGAAGATAGAAACAGCTAAACTATTGAAGGAATTAAAGATTATTGAACTAGACCAAGGTGGAGATGCTAAATGGTTAGTTAAAAGTCTTAATGAAACAGAAATAGAAGTTCTAAAGAAATCCCTTAAAGATGATATACATGAATTTAGTAAAGTTCCATGTTTAACAGATGAAAACTTTGTAGGTAATGCTTCTGGAGTAGCTATGAAGTACAAGCTATTAGGCTTTGAGCAATTAGGAAAAACTAAAGAGAGATACTTTAAACAGGGCTTAAGACAAAGGTTGAAGTTAATGGCTAACATAGAAAATATACGAGCTAAGAATATAAATCCTAGTGACATAGATATTACTATGAAGAGATCACTTCCAGTAGATGATGAACTTGCTGCAAGAATAGCACAAGAAACAGATGGGTTTATTAGTTGGGAAACTAGAGTTAAGAGATTTGATGAAGAAATAGACATTGATGAAGAAAGAAAAAGGCTAGATGAAGAAAAGAAAAAGAATATAGAGGACCAACAAAAAGCCTTTGGATCATATGATTTTAAAAATATCACCAAAGAAGATGGTGAGGTAGATGAAGAATAGAAGTAATGGTTATTGGAAGAATAGAGTCAATGAAAGAATGGCTACTTATCATAAAGATAGTGATGAAACTATAAGGAAAATTACTAGTGCTTATGATAAAGCTATTAAGGATATTAATGGGGATATAAATAATATATTCTTTAAATACATGAAAGATAGTAATATTAGTGTTAGTGAAGTTAGGCAATTATTAAACTCTAAAATACCTAAGGAAGAATTAGACGATATAAGAGCTAAGATACATGGAATACAAGATGAAGAATTAAAAAGATATATGATGGCTCAATTAAATGCAGAAGCTTATAAGACTAGAATAACTAGATTAGAAGCTTTAAAAGAGAGCATATATATTAATACCAAGTTAGCAGCAGATGTTGAAATAAAGCAAAGTACAAGACTATATACAGATAATATAAAGAAAGCCTATTATACTAACCTATTTGATATTCAAAAAGGATTAGGGATAGGCTTTAATGTTGCAGAAATGCCACTAGAAACTGTACAAGAGATACTTAAGAATAACTGGAGCGGTAAACACTACAGTAAGCGTATATGGCATAATACAGATGTGTTAGCAGAGAAATTAGAAGAAGTAATAACAAATGGATTAATGACTGGTAAGAGTTCTAAAAAGATGGCCATAGAGTTAGAGGAATTAACTAACTATGGTAAGTTTGCAGCAGAAAGAATTGTAAGAACTGAAACAACTTATATATCTAATGCAGCAGGAATAGAATCTTATAAGGAATGTGGAATAGATAAATATGTTTTTATTGCTACATTAGATTTAAGGACAAGTAGCCAGTGCAGAGAACATGACAAGAAGATATTCAATGTAAAAGATGCAGAAGCTGGAGTAAACCTTCCTCCGTTACATCCACATTGCAGAAGTACAACAAGGGCTTATTTAGGAGAAAGTACTTTAAAGGATATTAAAAGAAGGGCAAGAGATCCAGAGACAGGAAAGTCTTACTTAGTACCAGGAGATATGAGTTACAAACAATGGTATGATAAGTTTGTAGTTAATAAGTATGGCAAAGATAAAACAGAAGTATTTGAGAAGATGATTAAGAATAAATCTTCTGATAGAAAGCAACTTAATGAATTTAAGGAAGTTTTAGGAAAAGAATCACCAAAGACATTGAAAGACTTTCAAGAGTTGAAGTATAATGATATTGAAGAATGGAAGCTAACAAAATATAATTATAAATTAAAAAAAGAAGTAATTGATAATCCTAATGTTGTTTTAAATAATGCTAATAAATTTGAAGTTAATGAGAATAAATATTTAAAGTATATTTTTGGTGGAGAAAACAAAGATGGATTAGCTAAAGGAAGAGCAATAGAAAGTAGATTAGGATATAATATAGATAATTACAAAGAATTTGATAAATTAATTAAAAGCAATATAGGTAAATATCCAGCAAGACATAAAGCTAGTACACCACATGGGGAAAAATATGAAGTTAATATGGTTGTAAAAGGACTTAAAGGGAAGCAAGCCAAAATACTGGTAGGTGTTATGGATGATGGAGTTCCTAAGTTAACTACATTATATATAGATAAATTAAAGGAGAGTGATTTAAATCATGAGTAAGCTTCAAATAGAAGAATGTGATATTGTAAGGTTAAAAGACGGAAGAGAAGGAACAGTATTAGGGATATGGGCAGATGGAGAAGCTTATGAAATAGAATTAGATCCTCCAGAGTTAGAAACCATAAAAAAAGAAGAAATAGAAAAAATAATATATAAAGCTTAATTAGCACTTACTAAGTAAATGGTAGGTGCTTTTATTATACCTAAAATTAAGTCTTGGGAAACTAAGGCTTTTTATTATGCCTTTTATTACTTACTGTAAGGCGTTAAAGAACAGGTTAGTAAATAATATTTGAATCTAATGGGCATTGAACATTAGGGGCAAGGAGGAAGAAATGAAAAGAAAATTAATAATGAATCTGCAATTATTCAGTTTAGGTGGAATATCTAGGCCTTTACTAGAAGCAGATAGTGGAGTAGGTAATGGAGGTTCTGGAACTGGGGCAGAAGGTGGCAATGGTGAAGGAACTGGAGAAGGAACCAAAGGAAACGAAGGTGGAGAAAAATCTTTTGATGATGTATTAAAAGATAAAAAGTATCAATCTGAATTTGATAAAAGAGTTGCCAAGGCTCTTGAAACTGCTAAGTCAAAGTGGGAGACAGATTACCAAGCTAAAATCCAAGAAGCTAAGACAGAAGCTGAAAAGTTAGCAAAGATGAACGCTGACCAAAAGGCAGAGTATGAAGCAAAAAAGAAGTTAGATGATCTAGCAAAAAGGGAAAAGGATATTACTACTAGAGAATTAAGAGCAACAGCTTATGAAACTCTAGCAGAAAAGAATCTGCCAAAGGAATTAGTAGATATTCTTAACTATTCAGATGCTGAACAATGCAATAAAAGTATTGAAGCAGTAGAAAAAGCTTTCCAATCTGCAGTAGAGAAAGCTGTAAATGATAAGTTAAGAGGTGGAAATCCTCCTAAGAGTGGACAAGGAAGTAAAACAGATTATAGCAAAATGAGTGATGCTGAATATTATGCAGCTACTTATAAAAATAAAAAATAGAAAGAAGGAATATTAAATGGCAAATGAATTTATTACAGTAAAGGAAATAGCAAGACAAATACTACCAAGATTAATTGAAAACTTAGTTTTTCCTAACTTAATCCATAAGGATTTTAGTGACGAATATGTAACTGGTAAAGGTGCTACTATTCAAGTAAAGAAGCCAGTTATTTTAACTGCTAAAGATTTTAATGAATCAGAAGGAACTTCTACACAAGATGTTAAAGAAGAATCAGTAGATGTGACATTAGATAAGCTTGCAACAGTTGATGTTGAGTTTGGAGCAATTCAAAGAGCAACTAATGTTGATGATTTAAATAGATTATTCTTAGAGCCAGCAGCAGTTGCTTTAGCAGAAAAGATTAATAGTGATGGATTATTCTTATACAAAGATATACCTTATGCAGTAGGAACTGCAGGAACAACTCCAAGTAAGCTTACTGATTTAGCTAATGTTAGAAAGATGTTAAATACAAATAAAGTTCCAGTTGCAGGTCGTGTTGCTGTGTGGGATCCAGAAGCAGATGCTAATTTTACAACTATAGATGCAATTGTTAATGCTGAAAAGAGTGGTTCAACTGCTGCATTAAGAGAAGGTTCTATAGGTCGTGTATTTGGATTAGATAACTACATGGCACAAGGTGTTAAGCAACATACTACAGGAATCACTAAAGCTACTGATGTTAAGGTAAATGGTAAAGTCACTGCAGGAGCAACAAGCATTGCTATAGATGGAACTGCTTTAACAGGTAAGCTTGTAAAAGGTGATATATTAACAATTAAAAAGAATAATTATGTAGTTGTAGAGGATACTGCAGATGCATCAACAAATGCAATTGCTTCAGTTAAAGTATATCCAGCTTTACCAGAAATCGCAGATGATACAGTAGTAACATTAGTTTCTGGACACACTGCTAATTTAGCATTTAATCCAATGGCATTTGCTTTTGTTACTAGACCATTAATTGCACCAGCAGGAGTTGAATCTTATGTTACATCTTACAATGGAATTACTTTAAGAGTAGTAAGAGGGTATGACATGAAGTATAAGAAAGAAATGCTTTCTATGGATGTGCTTTATGGATATAAGACAATGTATCCAGAGTTAGCAACAAGAGTATTAGGATAATAGAGGGTATTAACCCTCTTTTCTTTTGGGGGTGTTTTAAATGACACAATTAGAAAAATTAAAAATAAGGCTAGAGATAAAAGATACAAACCAAGATGAACTATTAAATATGATTTTAGAAGATGCAGAAAGTGAAATATTAGATTTCTGTAATAGAGATATACTTCCAATAAAGGCTGAATCTCTACAAAGAGAACTAGCCATTATTTACTACAATAGGCTAGGAAGTGAGGGAGAAACTTCTAGAAGTGAAGGAGGAGTATCTGTTTCTTATTCTACAGAGATACCAGAAAGTATTAAAAATAGGCTAATAGCTTTTAGAAGGCTTAAGTTAGTAGGTGTTGCTAATGCGAATAAAGAATAAAAAGACTTACTATCTTAAGAGGAAAACAGTAATTGAAGATAATGAAGGTGGTAAATATCCAGGATATTCAGAATCTATAGAAATACAAGCAAATATATATCCTGCTAGTGGGAAATTGCAAGCTGAAATATATGGAGAAAAGCTTAATTACATCTTAAATATGCTCTATGATGGGCAAGAAAACTTAAATGAAGGTGACGGAATGTGTGTATATGTTCCTAAAGATAATGAACCAGATTATAAGGTTATTAGTATAAAAAGATATTCTCACTTAGCAATTGAATTGGAGAAGATATAAAAATGAGCAATAGTATTATTGGTTTAGATAGCCTTCTTAAAAAGTTAGATAAGTTAGGTGGGAATGTTGAAGAAGTACTTTATAAGAGTATGCAGCAGCAAGGGGAATTAGTTAAGGGTGATGCGAAAGAATTATGCCCAGTAGACACTGGTGATTTAAGGAAAAGCATTTATAAAAAAACTAAAAGAGCCAAAGGAAGAATAGTAAGTACTATTTATACTAACTCAGACCATGCAGCATATGTTGAATTTGGTACAGGGAAGGTTGGAGAAAGAACTAATACCAATACTAATGTAAATGTTAGTTATAAGCAGGATAAATGGAAAGTTAATATACCTGATGTAGGGGTAAGGTGGGTTGAAGGACAACCTGCTCAACCTTATCTTTACCCAGCCTTAAAAAATAACGAAGAAAGAATAATAGAGAATATAAAAGAAGATGTTAAACAAGCTATAAGAGAGGTGGCTAAAAAGTGATTAATGTTAAGGATCAAGTTTATAAGGCTATCAAAGATATCTGTACTAATGTAAGCGATAGTTATCCTTCTGAATGGGCGAATTTACCTGCTATACAGTATGTAGAAGAAGATAATAGGGTTTATGAGTTCACAGATGGCAAGGAAGATAAGTCTTATATAAGATATAAAATTGATATTTGGCATAATAGGAGTACTTCAGAATCTGCTTTAGAAGTAGACAAAAGAGTATCTGCTTTAGGGTTAAGAAGAACCTTATGTCAAGATGTAGCTGACCCTAGCGGGTTAAAACATAAAGTAATGAGATATGAAGGGATTATAGATAATAATACCCAATTAGTTTATCAGTAAAGGAGGAATATAGATGTTAGCTAATGGAATTAAGTTAGGATATAAGAAAAAAGGTGCTGAACCAGATACTTATACAGATTTAGCTGGGTTAAAAGAAGTTCCAGAAATGGGAGATGAACCAGAGAAGGTAGATAATACTTGTTTAAGTGATAAGGTAAAGCAATATGAATATGGTATAGGAGATCCAGGAGATTTAGAATTTAAATTTAAGTATGAAAATTCTAGTGCAACTAGTCCATATAGAGTTTTGAGAGCAGCTGCAGAGAGTAAAGAAGTATTAAGATTTGAAGAAACATTTCCAGATGGAACAAAGTTTAATTGGGATGCACAAGTAAGTGTTAAATTAGGTGGCGGTGGAGTAAATGGAGTTATAGATTTTACTCTAAAGATGGCACTTCAAAGCGAAATAGCAGTAGTTGACCCAAGTTAAGTATTTAGTATCTTTTATTCTCCACATATTTAGTCTATAATTACATTATCAGGAGATATATGGAGGGTATTTGATGATTATTGATAAAGTTGAATTCAAAAGATTAAAAAAAGAAGGCGGAAGATTAAGATGTATAATTATCGTAGATTCTAATTTTGGAAGTGGTAATTTATGTGTTAATAACTATGGTATATTTTTTGAACAAGCTTTTAAAGATAAGCATTTTATAAGTTTTGAATCAATTAAAAGTTTTGATGTTAATGGCCTTAATATTCATATAGTTTACGAAGAAGATTATAAAATTAGTTTTGTTTGTAAGAAGCAAAAGCATGTTATAGAGTTATATAATGAATATGCAAAGTATAATCATTTTGATACACTAACATCAGAGGATATTAAAAATGAAGAAAAAGAGCATAAGGAAGCTGAAAACCAGAGAAAAAAAGAGCTTTTTGAGAAAATAATGGCTTCTAATCCAGAAGTATCTCAAAGTCCACAACGAACTCCGAGTTATATACCAGTTAAAGAAAAAACAGTATGCTGTCCTAAATGTGGATCTACTCAATTAACAGCTAATAAAAAGGGTGTTGGTCTAGGGAAAGCTGCAATAGGAGCGTTTGTTGCAGGCCCGTATGGGTTAGTTGCTGGAGGAATAGGTAAAAATAAAATAATAATAACTTGCTTAAATTGTGGTAAACAGTTTAAACCAGGCAAATAGCACTTACTTATTGTAGGTGCTTTTATTTATGCAAAAAAGAAAGGATGATATAGATATGGCAAGAAAACAATTTGCTATATGGCAAGTAGGAGATGAAGAGTATAAGTTAAAGCTTAAAACTTCTACTTTATGTGATTTAGAAGAGAAATTAGGAACTAGCTTAATGAATGTATTAGGTAATGGTAATATGCCTGCATTAAAGATAATGCTTACAATAACTCATTATGCAATCAAAGATTACAATGCAAATATTAAATTTAAGGATGTTCAAGATCTATTTGATAAATACATTGATGATGGGGGAAGCCAATTAGAATTTTTTACGAAAGTACTTATGGATGTTTATAAGGTGAGTGGTTTTTTTACGGAAGCACAAGCGGAAATGATAGAGGAGAAGCAGGAGAAAGCAGAGGAGATGCTTTAAGGATAGAAAATATAGCAGAGTATATAGAGGAATTGTATCCTAAATTTTTAGATATGGGATATACTCCTTCTTTATTTTGGGATAGTTCTTTATTAGAAATATATGATTTAATGGAGAGTTATAACAGAAGAAAGAAAAATGAAATGAAAGAGCTAGAGGAAAAGTTAAAGGCAGAAATATCCCTTAATGCAGTATTAGCAAGGCAAATAGGGGAATATGTAGCGAGTCTATTTAATAAAGAAGTTCAATTAACTCCATTAAATAATTTTTTTCCAAGTCTTTTTGAAGAAGATGAAGAAGAAGTTGATAATGATATGGCTTTATATAAGGCTAGGATGGAGGAGTTCGCATTTAGACATAACGAGAGATTAAAAAGAAAGGGGGAATAGCTCATGGATGGTATGACCTTGGAGAAATTGCAAGTTCTTATTGAAGCACAAACTAAAGGTTTTAGGGATGAAGTCGCAAAAGTTCAAAATGAAGTTAAGAAAATGACCAATAGTGTTAATAATGAAGTTAATAAAGTTAAGAGCATATTTAAGAGTTTAGGTAGATTTGTAGCAGCTGTAGGGATAGGAAAATTCTTTGTAGATAGTACAAGGCAAGCCATGAAAGTTGAAGCAGCCATTCAACAGATAACTCGTACAATGGGTGAAAGTACAAATCAGTTCTTAAAATGGGCAAAGAATAATGCATTAGCATTTAATATGTCACAAAGTGATGCTATGAACTATGGAGCTGTATTTTCTAATTTAGTAAGTACTTTTAGTAGTGGTACTAAAGAAACATTACAATACACTACAGACTTGTTAAAAGCATCTTCAATAATTGCATCTGGTACAGGTAGAACTATGGAAGATGTAATGGAACGTATTAGATCTGGTTTACTTGGTAATACAGAAGCAATTGAGGATTTAGGAGTAAATGTTAATGTTGCTATGTTGAAAAGTACAGAAGCATTTAATAAATTTGCTAATGGCAAGTCGTGGGATCAGTTATCTTTCCAAACTCAACAGCAAATTAGACTTATGGCTATATTAGAGCAAACACAAAATAAATTTGGCGGTGAAGTATTCAATAATACTAATTCTAGCCTACAACAATTAGTAGCAGTATTAAAAGATGTGGCTTTAAATATAGGGAATGCATTCCTGCCTATACTAAATGTAGTTTTACCTATATTAACTGGATTTGCTCTTAAGTTAAGAGAAGTAACAGCATATATTGCAACATTTATGCAAACTTTATTTGGTAAAAAAGCAACTAGCACAGTAACGCAAACAATGCAATCTGCGACAAGTGCTGCAATAGGTGGTGCAAATGCTCAAAATGCTTATAATGATGCTTTAAGTAATACCGGAGATACAGCTAAAAAAACTGCTAAGGAAATGAATAGATTACTAGGTGGATTTGATGAAATTAATTCATTGAGTAATAGTGGCTCTAGTGGTGGAGGACTTCCAACTACAGGTGGGGTAGGTGGAGCTGACATACCAGCGATTGATTTAGGTTTAAGTACTGAACCAGATATCAGTGGGATAGAATCTGTTGCAAATAAATTAAAAGTTATATTTGAGCCAGTTATAGAAAGTTTTAAAAATCTTAAGACCGCAATTAAACCTTTAATAGATAATATAGGAATTATATTATTATGGTTCTGGGATAATATATTAGTACCTTTTGGAACGTGGACCATAAGTGAGGTAATGCCACAGTTCTTTAATATACTAGCAGGAGCATTTAAGATATTGAATCCTATACTAGAATCTTTTATGAGGTTAGGGGCATGGCTATGGGATAGTTTTTTACAGCCAATAGCAAGTTGGACAGGAGGAATTATAGTAAGTGTACTTACTGGGTTAGCTAAAGCTTTAAACATTATAGGAGATTGGATGAAAGATCATCAAGGAGTTGTAGATGCAATAACATTTTCTTTAACAGCATTTTTTGCAGCATGGAAATTAACAGAGTTGTTCGCATTTATACAGATGAGTGGGGGAATAGCAGGGGCATTCGCAACTATAACAAACGCAATAAAAGCTTGTACAATTGCTAAATTGGCAGATAAATTAGAAACTATTTATTTAACAGCTTTATATGCGAAAGATTTTATTATGTCTTTAATTAATGGAACAACAGCATTAATTAAACAAGCAGCCCAGTTTGTTATTAACACTGGATTAAAAATAGCTGATACAACAGCTACAATAGCAATGAATGTAGCAACAACTGCGTGGAATGTAGTTGCGGGTATAGCTACAACTGTAACAACAGCATTAGGAGCAGCACTTGCATTCTTAACAAGTCCTATAGGATTAGTCATTGTTGCTATAACAGCATTAATTGCGATAGGAGTACTACTATATAAGAATTGGGATGTTATAAAAGATAAAGCTAAAGAACTATGGGATTGGGTTAAAGAAAAATTTAATTCATTCAAAGAATGGCTAGGCAATATATTCCTTACAGATTGGTCACGAAAGTTTGGTAAGCTCGGTGAAATAATGAATGGTTTCCTAGGATTTGTTTCTTCAATTTGGAATAGTGTAACTAGAATCTTTAGTGGAATAATAGACTTTATTGCAGGTGTATTTACTGGAAACTGGTCTAGAGCATGGCAAGGTGTAGTTAATATCTTCGGAGGTATTATGGACGGGTTAGGTGCTGTAATAAAAGCACCACTAAATGGAGTTATATGGCTAATAAACCAAGCAATCAGTGGATTGAACAAAATTAAAGTTCCTGATTGGGTACCTTCTTGGTTAGGTGGAGGACAAGGTATTAATATACCACAAATCCCTTACTTAGCACGTGGAGGTATTATAGATAGTCCTACACTTGCAATGGTAGGTGAAGCTGGTAAAGAAGCAGTAGTTCCATTAGAAAATAATAAAGGAGGCTTAAGAGAGTTAGCTAGTTTATTATTAGCAGAAATGAGACCAAGGAGCTCTAATAATGATAACTTTGGTGATGGAGATTTAATCTTACAAATAGATGGAACTGTAATAGGTAAAGTAGCTCTTAAGCAATTAAGAAGAATGCAAAGACAAGGGAATATAACTTTAATTCCAGTATAAAGGAGGAGTAGCGATATGATTAGTATAAATGGAGTGGCTATTGCTACTCCTAAAGCTTATGAAGCAACAGTAACTGATTTAGATGGAGAGACAAATAGAAATGCTAACGGAGACCTTATAAGGGATAGAATAGCAGTTAAAAGAAAATTAAATTTAGAATGGGGTCCATTAACCCAAAGTGAAATATCAACATTACTTAGTGCTGTAAGTAGTGTTTTTTTTACGGTTACTTTTCCAGATCCAATGAGTGGTATGGTAACTAAAACAATGTATGTAGGAGATAGAACAGCTCCTGCATATTCTTTTATTAATGGAGAAGTTAAATGGCAAGGTCTAAAAATGAATTTTATAGAAAAGTAGGAGGATATATTAATGAAATTAAGTAATGAAAAGTTAGTAAACAGTATAGGAGTATTAAGTAAGCTAACTAATATGGAGCTACCTATTAAGTTGAGTTATGCAATATCTAAAAATATTACTAAGATAGATAGAGAGTTAGTTGTTTACAATAAGGAAAGGCAAAAGCTAATTGAAAAGTATGGAGAGAAGGATGAAGAAAGTAAATTAAAAACTAAGGAAGATGGAACTATTAACATCTTAGATATTGATAGTTTTAATAAAGATTTAAAAGAAATTCTAGAAATAGAAACAGAAGTAGATATACATCTTATAGATTTAGAAAAAGTTGATGTAGATATAAACATTACTCCAGGAGAGATTATGTTAGTAGACTATATGTTTAAATAGATCCTTCTAAAATCTAAGAAAGGAGGGAGAATTATTTATACAACAAGTACAGCATATAAAACAGCAATAAAAGAAGGTTCAAGAGCTTTTGAATGTAGGGTTACAATATTAGATAAGGTCTATAAGAATGAGGATATTGTAGATATTATTATAGATGGGAATATACAACCTTCTGATGGATTTATGATAGGTGCTACAACTAGCCAATCACTTGATTTAACGCTATTAAATAAAGGTGATATGGTTTATGGTACTAGCACTATAAAAGTAGAAATAGGCTTAAAAATAGGCTCTACAATAGAGTATATTCTTATGGGTATCTACAATATAGATGATATAGAGAAAACTGACTATACAATTAAAATTACAGCATTTGATAATATGATGAAGTTTGAGAAAAACTTTATAAGTAACTTAGGTGATACTTTAACACTTCAACAAGTGGTAAACGAGTTAGTCAGAATAACAGGAGTACAATTTACAGGAAACCTTCCAGCTTATACAGTAAAAAAGTTGGAGGGTTTTTCTTGTAGAGAAATCCTTGGATATGTAGCTAGTTTATGTGGAGGAAATGCAATAATAACTAGGGATGGTAAGTTTACTATAGTAACTCCTAAAGATAACTCCTATAGCATAGGAACATCCAATTATTTTGATTATAAAAGAGAAGAAACTAAATATAAAATAGGGAAGATATTATGCCAAGCGGGAGAAGAAGTATTAAGTAAGGGTAGCTTAGGAGCTGACTCTATGGAATTGGAATTTGAAAACCCTTGGGTTAATAATTCTATTTTACAAGATATTTATAATAAGTTAAATGGATTTGAATATCTAGGTTATTCTATGAAATGGCAAGGAGATATATCTTTAGATGTAGGGGATATAGTAACTATAACTGATAAAAAGGGAGTAGTAAGAAAACATCCTATATTAAGTCAAAAGTTTACTTATACTGGTGGATTAACTTCTGAAATATCTGCAAAGGGTGAGAATAAAAATAAGAATGAGTTTTCTGGAAGTGGACCATCTGCAAAGAAAGTAGAAAGAGTTGTTATGGAACTTGCTCTCATAAATAAAGCTTTAATAGATGTAGCTTATATAGGAGATTTAACAGCAGGAAATATAAAATTTGATACAGCTTCTGGTACTATAATGGATCTACAAACACTCTTAAGTAAATTTGTAGCAGGAGAAAACGGACAGTTTTTAAACCTTACAACAGATAATGTTACTATTTCTAATGCATTAATAAAGGATGTTATAGCAAAGAGTATAAGCGTAGAAGATTTAAAAGCGAGTACAATATCTACTAATAAGTTTAAGATTGCATCGGATAATGGAGGAATAGAAATTGTAGGAGCTACACAACAATTTAAAGATAAGAATAATAAAGTTAGGATTCAAATGGGGCAAGATACCCAAGGAAATTTTAACTTTATTTTACGTGGTGAAGATGGCACTACAACACTTATAGACCATACTGGAATTAAAGAAAAAGCTATTTCAGATGAATTGATCAAGTCTAATATGGTAGCAGAAAATGCTATAGGTGAAAAGCAGATTAATTATAGTTCTTTAGTTACTGGATTAAATAAAGATACTAATAATAGCCTAATACAAGCTAGTAAAGTAGCAATAGATCTTACTGGACAAAGTTTAGAGGTAGCTTTTAATAGTCTTAAGAGCAATGTAGATAATATGGAGATAGGGGGAAGGAATCTACAAGGAAATGCTGACTTTAACAAACCATTAAGTGGTACATGGAGATATGATGCACAATTTATGAGTATAAATGAAGAAATATTGTGTGATGGTTATAAAACTGTAAAAATATTAAGAACAAATGCAACTACAACAAGTACAAGGTATCTTTATACAGGTGGAGGAGTTATTCCAGCAAAATATGGAGAAGAATTTACAATGTCTTTTATGTACTATATTCCAGAGGATGTTTCACAAGAAATAGATGGAATTTTCCAAGCTGGGGTATGGTTCTATAAAGACAGAAATGCTGGTGCTGGAAGTACAAGAAAAAATTTAGAAAATGAGATTGTTAAAGGTAAATGGATTAAAGTTGTAGTTACTGGAAAGGCAAAGGATGTTGACACTAAATCAGTGGCTTTTGTTATTGGATTTGATAAAAATTGTGAGGTGTATATTTCTAAACCAAAGCTAGAAAGAGGAAATAAAGCAACAGATTTTACAGTAGCGCCAGAAGATACAGATGAAAAAATTGAAGCAAATACAACAGCAATAAGTATAGCACAAGGACAAATAAGTGGACTTATAAGTGAAAATACAATTATAAAAGGTGATATAACAACTATAAGTAATAAATATACTTCATTAAAAGCTACAGTAGATGAAATTAATACTACAGTAGCAAGTCATACAAGCAGCATAGGAAACCTAACAACAGATTTAAGTGGAGTATCTGGAAAAGTTGCAACAGTAGAAAATAAGCAAGCTTCTTTAGAACAAAACTTAAATGGATTTAAGACTACTGTAAGTAATACTTATAGCACTAAAACAGAACTAAATACTGCAAAGATAGATGCAATAAATAGTGCGAATAACTCTACGGACAATAAATTAAAAAATTATTCTACAACAATAGCTATGAATACAGCAATTACTCAAAGTGCGAATAGCGTAAAAACAGAGGTTTCTAATACTTATTTAAGCAAAGGAGATGCTACTAACACTTATGCTACTAAAGCAAGTATGGAGTTAACAGCAAATCAATTAAAATTAGATTTTAGTAGTAGTGGCGGATACAACTTAATAAAAGATAGTAATTTAATTAATAACGATAAATTTTATTGGTGGCATCCTTATGTAGGAAGTTTTTATTGGCACAGAAATTCAGGACAAGTTGGAATTTATACAAGAGTAAATGAAGCTACTGCAATATATCAAACTATTCAAGTAAAGCCATACACAACATACACGTTATCAGCAGTATTAACTCCAGAAGTATCTACATCTGGAGCAGTCTTAATAATTGAACTCCCTCAGGAAAATGGTAGGGGAATAACATCAAATATAGTAGAAGCTGGAAGTAGTAGAAGAGAAAGTATTACAATAACAACACAAAATTCAACAGAAATGAAAATAGCTGTTAAACACTTAGGTTCTAAAAACAACACTGGTGGATATGTTTGTTGGATAAAAGATTTATTACTAACAGAAGGTAAGTTATTGTTACCTTGGACACCGAATCCGAATGAGGTTTACTCAGGAAACACTATTATAGATGGCTCTGGTGTAAAAATAAGAAATGGAGCATTAACAGTTTTAAATAATTCCGGACAAGTAATGTTACAAGGAGATTCTGCTGGAAATTTAATTTTTGAAGGTAGATTACAACCATATGACCACATTATAAAATTGTTCGGTGAAGAGTGTAGAATAGATGCGGATCAAAATATATTAAGAATTCAAAAAAATAGAGAAACATATATTTCTATAGATAACAGTGAATTAGCCTTTTATACAACAGGAAATAATAAAATGGCAATGGCATTTGAACCAGGAGCAAATACAGCATTAAGAATATGGGGGAACCGAAGTGGAGGAACTCTTAAATTTAGAAGAGATATATACGCAGTAGAAAGTAGAAATAGTTCCGATAATGGTTATGGAAGCTTTATTGCTAGTGCTTTTAATAATGCTTCTAGTAGAGAGTTTAAGACAGATATAACAGAGCCTACCGATATTGACTTTATAAATATACTTAAGAATAATCACATAAAGAAATATAAATTAAAAGCAGATATAGAAAGATTAGAATCATTCCCTACCGCAATAGATAAAGACGGAAAAGGAATGGAAATATATGCAGATGAAAAATTAGGATTTATATTAGAAGAACTAACAGAAGAAGCTAAATTATTATTAAATCCACGAAACACTCCCGGAATTGATTCCTATAGTATGTGTAGTATGCTTTGGGGAATAGTACAAGAACAGCAAAAAAGAATAGAAGCATTAGAGAACTTACAATAGTAGGTTCTTTTTAATTTATGAGAAAGAAGGTGCAAGATGAATGATATAACAACACTATTTAATACATTTGTATTTCCTGTAGCTTTATGTATTTTATTAATATGGTTCATGTATAAAAAGATATGGCCAAGGATAGAAACAACATTAGATAGGGTTACTAAAACGAATGAGGAACTAAGTACCAGTAATAGGATTTTAACAGAAAACTTAGTAGAAAAAGTAGACAATATGGATAATAAGCTTGATAAAGTATTGAAAGAGAAAGGAGAAATAGCATGAGCAAATTAGTAACTAAAATAACTAGTCTTATAGAGGTTAAAAAGATTATAGCATTATTAGTTATAACAGTATTTTGTATTCTAAGTGCTAGAGAAGTAGTAAGTACAGAGCAATTTACTACAGTCGCAATAATGATAGTCAGCTTTTACTTTGGACAATCTACAGTAAAAGGTACAGTAAAATCTACTAAGGAGCAGGAATAATCTTGCTTCTTTTATTTTATAAAAGAAAGGAATGATATTAATGAAAATAGCAGTTAGAGGAGGACATAATTTTCTAGCAACTGGATGTAGTGGCCTTATAGATGAAACTACAGAAGATAGAAAAGTAAAAGATAGCGTTATTAAATACTTAAACCAATTAGGGCATACTGTATTAGATGTTACTCCAGGTAATATGGATACCAATAGTGATTTAGTTTATGGAGTAAGTAGAGCTAATAACTGGGGAGCAGATTTGTTTATATCTATTCACTTCAATAAAGCTTATAACAGTTACAATGGAGCAATAGGAACTGAAACGTGGGTTTATTCTGAATCAGATAATTATAATGATGAAGAATATGCACAAAGAATAGTAGATAGTATAGGAGCTTTAGGATTTAAAAACAGAGGTGTAAAAACATCAATAGATTTATATGAGTTAAAGCATACAACAATGCCAAGTGTAATTGTAGAAGTTTGTTTTGTTGAAGCTACAGAAGATGTTGCTTTATATAAAAGCTTAGGAGCGGATAAAATAGGACAAGTAATTGCAGAAGCTATAAGTAATAAAAAAATAAATAATAGTAAAGTTGAAAAGGTGGAATATGATATGAAGAATTTAGTATGTTATTGTAATCAAGTAGATAAGAGAGCAGCAGAGTATCTAGCAGATTATTTACAATGTCCTTGTATAGATGCAACATTACCATTTAATTATGTAAATGTAGCAGAAAACATAATTGCAGTAGGTGGAAATGCTACTCCAGTTGGGTTTAGTGGATATACTACTAAATATATAGCTGGTAAAGATAGATATGAAACATTAAAAGAAGTATTAAAGTTTATAGGTAAGTTGTAATTTTAAGGCTAGTAGGTAGGAAATTAACCTTGCTTACTAGCTTTTTTATTGCTTAATATTTCCCGAATATTAAGCGATAAAAATATACTTAATTATTGATAGATTTATATTAAAATTATAGAAAATCAATAATTTAATATAAATTTTTACATATTTTTCTTGAATATTTCCCGAAGTGTGCTAATATAAATCTAAAGAATAATATTATTCTTAGGGGGTGTATACAGTGAGAATTTATAGTGTGTTAGACATTGCAAGATATGTAATTAATTATTGTAATGATAATAATTTCCATATATCTAATTTAAAATTACAGAAAATATTATACTTCATACAAGCAGGTTTCTATCTAAATACAGGACATGAATGTTTTAGAGAAGATATAGAAGCTTGGAAGTATGGTCCAGTTATTCCTGAGGTTTATCATGAATTCAAACAATATGGAAGTACTAATATCCCTTATATTGATGAGTATCTAGACTTTTCAGGGGGAATATTTAATTGTAAAAATGTAAAGTATAAAGATGATATTATAGATGATGGTGACAAGATGATAATTAATCAGTTAATTGAACAATGTAATAAATATACAGCTAGTCAACTTGTAGATATTACACATAAGCAAACTCCTTGGGTAGAAAGTTATGTGGGCGGAATTAATAACGTAATAGACAAATCAACTTTACAAAAATATTTTAAAGGAAAATAGCTATGGATAATAAAACAAAAGGGTATGAAATAAGAAATCCACTTGATTTAATGATGGAAGAGAGAATAGAACATTTTGAATATATAAAAGAAGAAATAAATTATTTGCAATATACTAGAGATATTATTAGTTTTATGTGCAAGGAAAAAAATGATTTTGAAAAAAACTTTAATAAATTTCTTAAGTTAATTGATTCTAATAAAGAGGTAAGAATTTTATACTCGGAAATTAGTAATAATATTTATAAAATAATTAATGATTGTGATTTAGAGAACATAAATATAAATTTAGAAAGAATAAAAGATGAAATTATTTTGAATAAATTCGAAAATTATCCAGAATATAAATGTATTGAAAAAATAATAATAAAAATATATGATCATTTTAATTTAGCAATTTATCAATTAAAGAAATTAAATACTGATGATGAAAATTTCAAGAAGAGGGTAGGACAAGTTATAAGTCCTATAAATAATAGTAATAACAAAAAGATTGATAAAAAACTCACCCAAATAGATTCTGCTATAAAGACAGAAGCTGGAAACTTAAAAAATGAATTCATAGGATTAATAGGAATGTTTACAGCAATGTCTTTTCTTGTTTTTGGAGGATTAGAGTTTTTAGGCGGAATATTTTCTAAAATAGAGGACGTACCAATTTTAAAATTAATAATGATTGGGAGTGTTTGGAGTTTATGTATCTCAAATTTAATTTATGCTTTTATGTTTTTTATTGAAAATATAGTGATACATAGAAAAGTAAAAAATGGACAACCTAAATATTTAAAAAGATATCCAATGATTATTATTTCCAATTATATTTTAGTGTTTATTTTCCTATTTAGTTCATGGGGATATTATTGCAGAAAGAATAAAATAGATAACATAATATTTAATCTAGCTAATAATTATTCTATGATTTATTTTGTAATGTTAATTATTTTGTTAATTGCTTCATTAATCTTTATATTCAAAAAATTAAAAACTGAGAATAAAATAAACCAAACCTAAAAAATATTTAGGTTTGGTTTTTTATTTCATATAATTATTTTTAATAATGATTACGTTTAGTAAACTCTACTTTTCTTTAAAAATTTTAAACATAAAAGGCCTATATTATATTCCTTCGGCATACAATGTACTACTAAGAAATATTTAGGAGGTGCAAGTATGGCAGAAAGATTAAGAATAATAATAGAGTTTTCTAAGAATAAGGAGAGGGAATTAAGACTTTATAGTAAATTATTAGAGTACTCTGTCCCATCTGTAGCAGTAAAAGATATGCTATTAGGTTTAATACCCTTGCCAGATATAAGGGATACCAATGTAACCTTAAAGGAAGAATAATAATGTACAGTACGGATATGTACGGACAAGCCTTTTAAAAGTATTAAGAGGAGTGATAATAGAAGTGGGGGAGAGTAGTATTGAGTAAGATAATAGAGTTAATAAATTCTATATTTAAAAAGGAAGAAGAAATAATTCTTGATGATAGGTTTGAATTTAGACTTAATTCTAAAGAAAAACAGTTAATTAAAAAGTATTGTGATTTAAAACATATTTCTGCATCTGAATTCTTTAGATCATTAGCTATGAAAGAAATAGATAATTTTATTCAAATGAATAGGTAG